ACGGTGGCGAAGAAGAGTCTGACATGGAAAGCATGAGCATGGAATCTGCTAACCCTTTTGCTAAATCAGGATCAGGTAAAAGCGGATCTGCAAGTGGTTCAGGTATGTCTGGTAGCGGTGTAAAAGAATCTAAGAAAATGAGTGGATCTGGTGTTAGCGGTTCAGGTAAGTCAGGATCAGGTAAAAGTGGTTCAGGCAAAATGGAAGGCTACAAAAGAACGGACGTAGAGATCATGAAAGAATACGTTGACAAGATCGGTGAAATTTATAGCCAAGAGCCTGCTAAGGGCGAGGGCAAGACTGTTGGTACAGGCGGTGACGCACCAACAGTAAACAAAAATAGTGTTAGCCTAGACAAGGGACCTGACTTTGGTGGTACTAACGAAAACATTCTAAGTGGTCAAGGCAATGAGCAAGCTGCTGATGGAAAGCAATTTAAAGCTCCAAACAATGAGTATAGCAAAAAGCGTGGCGACTTACCGGGGGCCGGACAATTTAAAAATGTTCCAGGTAAGAAAAAAGTATGGGACCAAAAGGGACCTGCTGAAGGGCACGGCGCAGAGAAGAAGTCTGGTGCAGAAGGAAAGTTAGTTGGTGCTGACGGAAGTCGCCCAGTTAACAAAACTAGTGTGCAAAAGCAAAACACTGGTAAGAAGTAATAGGAACTTATAATAATGGCTTTGTTCCTTAAAGAAACTTTATCATTTGACAACGCAGAGCTTCAGGTTATATCTGAAGACTCTGGCGATGGCAAGGGTGGTAAGCATTTCTACATGGATGGGATATTCATTCAAGGTGGCGTACAGAATGCCAACAAACGTGTATATCCCACACATGAAATTAAAAAAGCTGTTGGTACTATCACTGAGCAATTAAGTGGTGGATATAGTGTACTGGGTGAGTTAGATCATCCAGATGACTTAAAGATTAACTTGGATCGTGTTAGCCACATGATAACAAAAATGTGGATGGACGGACCAAATGGTTACGGAAAATTAAAAGTATTACCAACACCAATGGGTAAACTAGTTGAAGCAATGCTGACAAGCGGTGTTAAGCTAGGAGTAAGCTCACGTGGATCTGGTAATGTTAATGAAGGAAGTGGACACGTTAGTGATTTTGAAATCATTACCGTAGACATTGTTGCACAACCTAGTGCACCAAATGCATATCCTAAAGCAATCTATGAGGGCTTGATGAATATGCGTGGTGGACAACAGTTGTTCGACATGGCTAAAGACGCCAGCACTGATCAAAGAGTACAAAAGTACGTGGAAAAAGCAGTGGTGCAGCTTATCAACGATTTGAAACTATAGGAGAACAAATCCAATGTTAGACGCCTTAAAACCAATGCTAGAAAGCGGCATTATCAACGAGTCTACACAACAAGCTATCAATGAAGCTTGGGAAACCAAGTTAACTGAAGCACGTGAGCAATTACGTGCAGAGCTTCGTGAAGAATTCGCTGGTCGTTATCAGCATGACAAGCAAGTAATGGTTGAGGCTCTAGACAAAATGGTTACAGAATCTTTAACTGCTGAGATTGAAGAATTCAAAGCAGAGAAACTAGCTCTTTCAGAAGACCGCGCAAAGTTTAACGCTCGCATGGTTGAAAGTGCAGGTAAGTTTGATCAATTCCTAGTTACAAAACTAGCTGAAGAGATCCAAGAACTACGCAATGATCGTAAACAATATGAGAATAGCATCGCTAAACTTGAATCGTTTGTTATCAAAGCACTTGCAGAAGAAATTCAAGAGTTTGAAGCAGACAAGAAAGCAGTTGTTGAAACTAAAGTTCAACTTGTTGCTGGAGCTAAAGCAAAATTAGCCGAGCTACAAAAGAACTTTGTTGCACGTAGTGCTGAAATGGTTAAAGAATCTATTACCGCGAAACTAGAGTCTGAAATGACTCAACTAAAAGAAGACATCAATATTGCTCGTGAGAACATGTTTGGTCGCCGTTTATTCGAAGCTTTTGCAAGCGAGTTTGCTGTTACTCACTTAAATGAGAACAAAGAAATTGCTAAGATGCAAGAGATGTTGAAGAAACAAAGTGCAGTTATTGCCGAAGCTAAAAAAGCTATCGAAAATAAAGCAATGTTAGTTGAATCAAAAGAAAAAGAAATTCGTATTATCAAGGAATCAACAGAACGTAAGACACGTCTTGCAGAAATGTTGAAGCCTCTAAACAAAGAGAAAGCTGCAGTAATGAGCAGTCTACTCGAATCAGTGCAGACCGACAAGTTACAGTCCGCATTTGATAAGTATCTACCAGCAGTTCTGAACAACGGAACAGTTAAAACAGTTGCCCCAAAAGCATCAGTGTTAACTGAAAGTCGTACAGAAGTGACGGGAGACAAAACTGCAATGCAAGTATCAACTCAAGACACAGAAGCTTCTGCTAATGTATTTGAATTGAGAAAACTAGCAGGGCTTAAGTAACTTACCCTAAATAGGAAAAAAGGAAAAGAAAATGACACAAGCATTATTAGAAAGCCGTTGGGGCGAGACAAAAGACGCTCTGCTAGAAGGCTTAAATGGTTCACGTAGAACTACTATGGCAGTTGTATTGGAAAATACACGTAAGCACTTGGTAGAAAATGCAACAGCTGGCGCAACATCAGCAGGTAACGTAGCAACACTTAACCGTGTTATTCTACCAGTTATCCGTCGTGTTATGCCTACAGTTATTGCTAACGAAATTATTGGTGTACAACCAATGACAGGTCCAGTATCTCAGATTCACACACTACGTGTACGTTATGCAGATAACGTTACAGGTACAAATGGTGCAACTGGCGCTACTGTTGGTGACGAGGCATTAAGCCCATTCAAGATTGCTACTGCTTATTCTGGTACAACATCAGGATATGCTAGTTCAACTGCAACACTTGAAGGCGTACCTGGCAACCGTATCAACGTTCAAATCTTGAAACAAGTTGTTGAAGCGAAGACACGTAAAATGTCAGCACGTTGGACATTTGAAGCCGCTCAAGACGCACAGTCTATGCACGGTTTAGATGTTGAAGCAGAAATTATGGCTGCTCTAGCACAAGAGATCACAGTTGAAATCGATCAAGAAATTATCGGTTCACTAAGCTCTTTGGCCGCAACTGACTACGCTTTTGACCAATCAGCAGTATCTGGTACTGCAACATTCGTTGGTGACGAGCACGCTGCTCTAGCAGTGTTAATCAACCGTTCAGCTAACCTAATCGCACAACGTACACGTCGTGGTGCAGGTAACTGGGCTATTGTAAGTCCTGCTGCATTGACAGTACTACAGTCAGCAACAACAAGTGCTTTTGCTCGTACAACAGAAGGAACTTTCGAAGCTCCAACAAACACAAAGTATGTAGGTACATTAAACGGCGCAATGCGCATTTATGTAAATTCATACGCAAACGATTCAACTCCAGTATTGGTTGGATATAAAGGTACTAGCGAGGCTGATGCAGCTGCGTTCTATTGCCCATATATTCCTCTAATGTCTTCTGGTGTTGTATTAGATCCTAATACTTTTGAACCAGTAGTAGGCTTCATGACACGTTATGGTTATGTTGAGCTTACAAATACTGCTTCTTCTCTAGGTAACGCAGGCGACTACGTTTCTGAGATCAGTATTGCAAATCTATCTTTCCAATAATCGAAAGATTATTTACAGAACAAAAACCCACTACGGTGGGTTTTTTGTTGGCTATTCGATAAATACTCTGTTCGCTCTTAACTGAGAGTTCCCGGAGTAAGCCACTCCGGGTAGCTTAGAACGCTAACACAAGGAGAAATTAAATGGCAAAGTTAAAAATATCAAATCAAACCTCACAAACAAACGTAACATATCCTCAACCAGAGGGTGATCGTTTTATTAGCCCAACGTTAATCAACGGACTTCACTACGGTGGTGTTGGTGGTTTGACAACAAATGGTAATCTACAGATTAGACCCACAGTATACGTCAACGCAGTTGGTGCATCTGCTGCTGCAGGCAGTATTATTGCACAAAAAGGTTCACACAAGTTCCGTGTAACTGATGGTACTTATACTGGTGATTGTAAATTAGTAAACAGTACAACATTGGCTGCAGGTCAAATGAATCTATGGGCTAACGTATGTATTATCCCCAGTGCAACAATGGCATCTGCAAACGTAGCCGGTGGTGCAACAAGTGCTACAGTGACATGGACTGCAGGTACAACACTTGGACCAGTAGCTACCCCACGTGTAGGTGACTACTTAGTTGGTTTCCCAACAAGCCCAAATATCAGTGCTTATGGTGCTCAAGTTACTAGCGTTACAAATGCTACTACAGTAGTGGTTTCTGTAACAGGTAATATTGCCGCAGCAACAACTTTGGCTAATGCAATGACATTGGTAAGTCGTATTGATAACAAATATATTCGTGATTTTATCAGCGATGGTCAGCAAGATAGCACAAACGGTACTACAACTTATTATACAAATGGATATAACCCAACTAAATTCCGTTATGTATTGGGTGGAAATGCAGTCAGTGCATCATCTACTATTACTGGCGGTTTCGCAAGAGTAATCAGTGCGTAATAACTACAAATAGCCGTATCTGATTACGGCATGAGACGATTGAGGCGGCCCGTAAGGGTCGCTTCTTTTTTGATATTTCGATATCTAGACTTCAGCTAAATATACGATAAACAGGGCATTTTCTGATGAGTACGTATAAAAGAATTAGTGGCGACTACACAATAATGAGTGTAAACCCCACGGACAAGATTAATATTGATACTTCCACTGTGATTATTAATGGTAATTTGGTTGTTACAGGAAACAGCCAAAGTATTGTCAGTACAGATACCGCTATTACTGATCATACCATCACATTGAACAGTGGAGTTACTACTCCCAATCTAAGCGGTGCTAATATTATTGTTGCTCGTAGTTTAACTGGTGCAAGTCCTAACGTATTCATTAGTTGGAACGAGACGGTAAAAGCATGGCAATATTATAACGGCACCACAGTGGCAAATATTGCATCAGCTTCTGCTTCTGGTATAGCCAGTGTCAGCGCAGATACTAATCCATCACTTGGTGCTAATTTAAATTTAGCCGGACACAAAATTTGGGACAGCACAGATAATGCAAACGTCCAAGTATCATTTGCCAACGTCAGCACTGGTGGAACTGGAGTATATGTAAATAACACAAGTTATGCCAACGTAGAAGTTATATCTAAAACTCGTAGCGTGGCCTACAGTATTTTATTCGGATAATAGGAACAAACATGTCATTACAAAACGCATCATTAACAAACAGCACCGCAACTTCTATATATACAAGCAGTGGTAATAACGTTATATCAACAATACATATTTGCAATAATACAAATGCAACTATATATGCAAATGTCTATATGGTTCAAAATACATTTATTGCAAATGGTGTTAATATAGTTTACGGTAACGTAGCAGTAAGTGCTTACAATACCCTAATTACACAGGAAAAATTTGCTCTAGGTAATAACGATGCAGTATATGCAAATGCAAGCACTACTGGATTATCGGCTACTATCAGTTATATTGGAATTTAATAATGGCAAGATTTCTTAAAAATCCCCAATTGGCTCCGGGAGCTAGTGCAGCAATACTACCAGTAGTGCCAAGCAGTAGTTATGGTGATGCACCAGTGCAGGGGTTGATTAGATTTAATCAAAATCCTACAGGATCTAGTTATCCTAGAATTGAAATTTATTACAACGGAAGTTGGCAACAAGTCGCACCAATTGGTAAAGTTCAATTGATTATTGATAGCTTAGGTCCTGGTGACGGTACTACTAGTGCTTTCACAATGACACAGGCAGAAACAGATCCAACAGCCGTAGCAGTATTTGTTGGTGGAGTATATCAACAACCCACAACAAATTATACCGTAAGCGGAACACAGATTACATTTACCAGTGCCCCGCCAAGGGGTAACATTAACCCTACCCAAATTATTATTATACATAATATTAATAGCACCAACGTGGCTGCTTAGGAGCAGACATGGCAATAGCACGTATCAATGGACCAATGTTGCAAGCGAACCTGGAGCGCCAGGGCACCAACATTCAAATTGATCTTGCAGCCTTTTTTGATGTAAACAATTACAGAGTCGGGGTTAATAATACTAATCCACAGTACACTTTAGATATTACAGGTAATGCCCATCTAGGGAACTTGTATATTTTAGGTAATGCAATTACTACTGATCCCGGTTATAAATTAAATCTAGGTAATATCTCTAATGTCACCATTAGTGGTGGTAGTCCAAACTATATTATATATACCGATGGCTCGGGTAATTTAAGTTTTGGTAATTTGAGTACTCTTGCTACATCCGAAGTTTTTACTGGTAATAATATTATTCTTGGAAGTAATACTATTGGGTTATTAAGTAGCAACGCCGGAGCTCTTACCACTACAACATCAATAACCGATAGTATAGCAGTTTTAAATCAAATTCTAGGTAACATTACGAATAGTACTGGATCTAATATAATTGCCGGCAATATTAATGGCACTTTGCACGGGAATGTCTACGGAAATGTAAATGGTAACAATTTAGGATTCTTTAGTAATATAACTAGCGGAAATATAACTTCTCAGTTCTACGGAAATATCCATGCAGATATAATAACTCCTTACCAAACCACAGTAACAGTTTTTAATAATACTTCTGCCATTGGTCTGCCTGTAGGCACAAATACTCAATATCCAACAGCTAATATTGCAGGATATCTAAGATATAATAGTTCTAAAGCAACCATAGAATACTACAACAGTAGTGTTTGGGTACCATTTACTAACACAATTTCAGATCAACAAATTACACCTAGTGGATCTACTAATGTTTATACGCTCAATCAACCAGCAACTACTTCGGGTATTATTGTAAGTATTAACGGTACAGTTCAACAACCCGGTGTTGCTTATACAGTTTCTGGAACTACTATAACATTTGCAGAAACCCCGCTAATAACTGATATTATTGATATTCGCTTCATTGCCAGCGCATCTGCAGTAGTATTGACAGGATTATCGGAAGATATAAGTACTACGGGTAATATTTTTGCAACAGAACTCACGTTGACAAGTGCGTTGCAGTTTGCAAATTTGACAACTTCACAAATCAATGCAATATCCTCCCCTAGTAGCGGGATGACAGTATATAACTGGACCAGTGGAAATATTCAAGTTTATAACGGCTCAAAATGGGCTAACATAACACTGAATTAATTTAGTAACAACCCTGTAATGTTACAATTGTCTAAGATCTACACTCGTAGATCCGAATATCCACATCTGAGCTAAATAGTATTATTGAGTAATAAAAATAAGGAAACACAATGTCGATTACCCGTATTCAGAATAATCAGATTACAGATAGTACAATTGTCGGCTATGCAAAAATTGGATCAGGATCATTAACTGGTAATCTATTTGCCCCTTCGATTACTCTAAACAGTAACGTTACTATTAACGGTAACTTGTTTTTGAGTAATACTGGTAATGCTACAACAATTAATGCCACAAATACATATATCAACGATCCGATCGTTGTTTTCAATAACGGATATTCGGGCAGTTTATCTGGATACGATATTGGTATTTTACAGAAATTTAAGTAGTTTACCGCCATACGGATCAGTGAACACTGCTTGGATCTGGGTTGAGGCTGACCAAGCATTTGAAGCAATCGCTACTACTGACATTGGTACAGGCATCACAACAATTAACAATTCAGGTTTTGCCAACGTTAAAGTTGGTAATATCATTAGTGTATCAGAAACAATTAACGGAGCATTGACCGTAGCCGGAGCGACAATATTTACTACTGCAACTGGTGGCGGCTTACAAGCGGTTGCGATTGGTAATGTAACTCCCGGAAGTGCAGTATTTACAACAACATCTACTGGTGGGTTGCAAGCAGTCGCACTTGGAAACGTAACTCCAGGAACTGCGGT